TTATTTTGCATTAAACACTAAAAACTTATCGGAGTTTGGATAATGGCTTATACAACTATTGATAACCCAGGATTGTTCTTTAACACTGTTCTTTATACGGGTAATGGAACAACAGACCATGCGATTACAGGTGTTGGATTTCAACCCGACTGGACTTGGTTAAAAAAAAGAAGTAATGCAGATGATCATATTTTGCAAGATGTCGTAAGAACTCCAACAAAGTATCTTATATCAAACTCAACTACGGCTGAAGCAACTTACTCTGAAGGTTTTAAATCATTTGATAGTGATGGTTTTACTTTAGGAAATGCAAATAACACAAATCAAAATACTCACACATTTGCAGCATGGAATTGGAAAGCTGGTGGATCCGCATCATCAAACTCTGATGGTGATGTAACATCAACTGTAAGTGCTAATCAAACCGCAGGTTTTTCAGTAGCTTTAGTGAGTAATTTAAACTCTAACTCTTTTGGACATGGTCTTGGTGCAGAACCTGAATTAATTATAGGCAAACGAACGGATAATACAGCAAACTGGAGAGTATATTTTAAAGGAATTACATCAGGTAAAAGTTTATTTTTAAATACAACTGGAGGAGAAACTACTGAAAGCTCAGCAATCGCTTCAGCAAATTCAACGACAATAACTGTTACGGGTTCAGGAAATGGTGGCACAGGAGGTACAGGAACAGCAGTTTACTACTCTTTTAAAAGTATAAAAGGTTATTCAAAAGTTGGAACCTACACAGGAAATGGAAATGCTGATGGAACATTTGTTCACACAGGGTTTAGACCAGCTTGGGTTATGTATAAAAGAAGCAGTGCCTCTGGAAATGATTGGGTCATAGTTGATAATAAAAGAGATCCGATAAACGTATGTGATGAGGAACTTTATGCAAATTTAAATTCTGCAACTGGTGATGTAGATTTATTAGATTTTTTAAGTAATGGTTTTAAATGTAGAAGAAGTCATAATAGTCAAAATGGTTCGGGTTCAACATATATTTACCTGGCTTTTGCAGAACATCCATTTGTAACAGAAGGAACTAAAGCAGCGGGGACAGCAAGATAATGTCAAGAAGAAACGGAGGAATAATCGGGCCAACAAATACACCTGTAGCAGGACTATTTAAAGGAGTAGCAGGCGGTGTGTGGAGGATGAATGATGTTCTAACTTTTGTTAGCAACAATCAATGGCCAAAGGGTCCTCAGAGTATAGATAATTCATGTAGGTTTGATGATGGTAGCACAGATTATTTAAGTAAAACATTTTCTTCTTCTGGAACAAGTGATAAAATATTTACAACATCAGTTTGGTTAAAAAGATCAGAATTAGGAGCTGAACAAGGAATTTTTACCGCTGGAACAAGTCAAAGAGAATTTATAAGATTTGAATCAGATGACACATTAACTTATAGACGAGCCTCTGGAACTACATTTCAGTTAACAACTTCACAAGTATTTCGTGACATTAGTGCTTGGTATCACATTGTAATCGCAGTTGATACTACACAAGGAACAGATTCTAATAGAATAAAATTTTATGTTAATGGTTCACAAATTACATCTTTTGGAACATCAACATATCCATCACAAAATTATTTACCAAAGATAGGCGGTGGTCAAACCCATAATATTGGTAGAGACTCAGAACAAGCTAATCCTTATTATGATGGTTATATGGCAGAATTTGTATTTATTGATGGACAAGCATTAGATCCAACATCGTTTGGTGAAACTGATTCTACAACAGGAATATGGAAGCCTAAAAAGATAGGTGCATTTGCTTCTGCAGGAACTAATTCATTCTATCTTGATTTTAAAGACAGTTCAAATTTAGGTAATGATGCATCAGGACTAAGCAATGACTTCACTGTAAATAATTTAACTAGTATAGATCAAACTACTGATACTTGTGTAGAGAATTTTGCAACATTAAATCCATTGTGGATTGAAAGAGCAAATAATGTTCAACCAGCTTTTAGTAATGGAAATTTAACCGCTACTTTTGATAATGGTAGCACTAATGAACAAGGGGTATCAAATATAGCAGTGAGCACAGGAAAATGGTATTGTGAAATTAAATGGGATAGTGCAACAGCTAATACTGCCACTAGTACAGGGATTTTTCCTGTTGATTATTTTGATGGTGATCCATTTTCAAGTGCATATATTTATTTAGCAGATGGAACTATCAGAAGTAAAAACAGTGCATCTAGCTACGGAAATTCTTATACGACAGGGGATATTATTGGAATAGCTTTAGATTTGGATAACAATAAATTATACTTTTCTAAAAATGGAACTTTTCAAAACAGTGGTGATCCTACAAGTGGATCAACAGGAACAGGCGCTATTTCTATAACTGCAGATACTTATTATCTTTATTGTAGTGATTATGCTTCAAGTGGTAATAGACAAGCATCAGCAAATTTTGGTAATCCACCATTCTCAATCTCATCAGGTAACGCAGATGCTAATGGTTTTGGAAACTTTGAATATGCTGTACCTTCAGGTTATTATGCGTTAAATACAACTAACTTAAATACTTATGGATAAAAATTATGGCTTATAGTTCAATTACAAAACCAACTGATTATTTTAACACTGTTACTTATTCGGGTAATGGAAGTAACAATCACACAATAACAGGAGTTGGTTTTAATGCTGATTTTGTATGGATAAAAGCTAGAGATGGTTCTGATGACCACAGGTTGTTTAATCAAGTAGCAGGTATTAATAAATATCTTGAAACCAATAATACTAACACAGAGGTGACAGATGCAATTTTAACAACTAATTCTGATGGATATGTTTTAACAAATGCAGGAGAGGTTAATTCTGGGACTAATACTTTTGTTGGTTGGAACTGGTTAGCTGGTGGAGGCACTACAACAACTCCCTCTGGTGGCACTATAACAACAACAGCATCAGTAAACACAACAGCAGGTTTTAGTGTTTTTACTTATACAGGTAATGGGAGTGCGGCTCACCTAGCACATGGATTAGGTGTAGCACCAACTGTTGTTATAATTAAAGGTAGATCAAACACAGATCATTGGTTTGTTAAACACCCAAGTATAGCGGCAAATGAATATATTTATTTAAATGGTACAGGTGCAACAACATCAGGCGTTAACGCTTGGAGTGCAACTAACCCAGATGCTACAAAAATTTATGTTGGAACGGACGCGGGCGTGAACGGAAGCGGTGTAACTTATGTTTGTTATGCTTTCGCAGAAAAAAAAGGCTACTCAAAATTTAGCAGCTATAAAGGAAATGGAAATGCTAACGGTACATTTGTTTATACAGGATTTAAACCAGCTTGGATAATGATTAAAAGAAGTAGTCATAGTGGCACAAGTTGGGAAATAAGAGATAACAAAAGACAACCTTTTCCAGATGGAAATGCAAAAAGACTTTTTGCTGATGATGCTAGTGCTGAAAGTTCTAATAATGAAGCAATAGAAAAATTATCAAATGGTTTTAAAATTAGGTCAACAGGTGGGGGCCATAACACTTCTGGAAACACTTACATCTACATGGCTTTTGCAGAAAATCCATTCGTAGCCAACGATTCTGGAACTGCGGTGCCAGTAGTGGCTAGATAAATAGCTATGGACAACAAATTAAAAATACAATAAAAGGAGATTAATATGTATGCAAAAGTAGAAAATAACCAAATCGTAAGAGCAAACTCAAATCTAGGGGTATTCGGTTTGTCTCCTGAGACAACTGTTGCTCAAAGAGAGGCACAAGGTGTTTACGAGGTCATATATGATAACACTAATCTAAAAAACCCAAGATACTATTGGAATGGTGCAGAGTCTATGGTGTTTGCAAACAATGCTGTCACTGCAAGTTATGCACCAGCTACAGCTAAAGATTTAGATGATAAAAATGCAGTTGATGTTGATGGTAATAACATTTTAGACGAAGATGGTAATCAAGTAATTATTGAAGGTTTGAAAACTATATTTAAAAACGAAATAAAAGCTCAAGCTAAAGGTTTATTATCACCAAGTGATTGGTATATAATTAGAAAAGCAGAAGATGCTGGATCTACAATACCATCTAATATAGCTACTTACAGAGCAGCTATTAGAACTAGATCTAATGAAATGGAAACAGAAATCGATGGTGCAGCTGATGCAGAAGCCATGGAAACTCTATACACATACACTAACACAGGCACTGAAGAGAGCCCTGTTATGACTAGACCTTTAGGTGAGTGGCCTAAACTTTCCTAATTCTTAAAGATATTGATTCTGTATAAAAACTAATATAGAACCTAGAAAACAGGGTTTTTTATGCTACAAAAGATAGGTTTTCAGCCAGGTATTAACAAACAGATAACAGAAACCACAGCGGAGGGTCAATGGACGGACTGTGATAATGTTAGGTTTCGTTATGGTATTCCAGAAAAGATAGGTGGTTGGAAACAACTAGGAGATAGTAATCTTACAGGTGCTGGTAGAGGACTGCATCATTTTGTAAATAGTTTAGCTAGAAAATATGCTATCATTGGCACAAACAGAATTTTATATGCTTTTTCTGGGGGTGTATATTATGACATACACCCTATCAAATCTACAACCACGCTTACAAGTGCATTTACCACGACCAACGGATCATCGACAGTTACAATAACTTTTAGCTCTGCACATAACATATCTGCACAAGATATTATATTACTAGATAATTTTTCATCAATCACTAATTCAAACTTTGCAGAGGCAGATTTTAAAGATAAAAAATTTATGGTGACTACTGTGCCTACAAGCACAACATTAACTATCACAATGCCAT